CATTATTTGTCATTAAGCCGGCATCCCAAGTTGCAGTGGTTGTTATTGACCACTATAAGTCCTGGTATGGGCAACCATAATCACTATTGGTTAAAAGCTCCTGCCCGACGAGGTGGTAATCGGTTGCGTAACTTTGTTGAAAAATTGTATCCGCATCTAAGTGATGATGAAGTAGATTTGATGATATCTATCAACACTGTGGAAGATTTTCATGACTATGCTAGGCAGCTAGGTTGGGATGATAGGCAGATTAGAGATGAGCTATGACTTATCAGTGTCAGTACTGCAAGAAATCTTATGTTAAAGAATCTACTCTAGCCAGCCACAGTTGCGAACGCAAACGCAGATTTCAGCAAGAACGTGAAATAGGTGTACAATGGGGTCTACGAGCTTACTTAATCTTTTATGAGACTACACAAAATGGCACTAAGAAAACTTATCAACACTTTGTTGACAGCCCTTATTATACTGCTTTTGTGCGTTTTGGTAGGCACTGTCACAGCGTTCATTGCCCTAACCTTGCCAATTATACCCAGTGGTTATTAAAAAATAATCGCCGACTAGATCAGTGGTGTTCGGATCTAAACTACACAGAATGGCTACGTGATTATATGCGTAGGGAATCCATTCAAGATGCATTGGAAAGATCCATGCAAAGCATGATGGACTATGCACACGAGCATCCTGAACTACGCAATGGCTATAGGGATTACTTTAGACTGGTTAATGAGAATAGAATTTGCTATCATATTACTACAGGACGCATTAGTCCTTGGGCCATATATCATTCTGAGTCTGGACAGGCATTTCTAGCCAACCTTAATGATGACCAAGTTGGTATGGTAATAGACTATATTGATCCCAGTTACTGGCAGAATCGTTTTAGGGACTTGCCAGATGATGTAGCATTTGTCAGCAAGGTATTAAAGTTAGCAGGCTTATGAAATTTCAAAGCGATATTGACATAGACTTTGCAGATAGACAGCAAATTTTGCGTATAATACGCCATGTGCCCGCCAGCATAGATGCTGCCACAGCACATAATACTGGGGTTTATGTTACTGAAATTCCCTGTGATCCGGTGTCAGGGCGTGCTACTATAGATTACCGACACGCTGAGCAACGTGGTTACGTAAAATTAGACTTTCTCAATGTCAATGTCTACAGCCAAGTCCGGGACGAGTTAGATCTTATTGATCTAATGTCTACTACACCGCCTTGGGCTAAATTGCGTGACAGTGGATTCTGTCAGCAGCTAATTCACATTGGCAATCATTATGACACCATAATGCGTATGCCAGAACCTGTGGACAGTATACCACGACTAGCTATGTTATTGGCTGTGATTCGCCCTGGTAAGCGGCACTTAATAGGCAAACCATGGAGCGAAGTTGCTAAAACTGTATGGGACAGCTCAGATAGTGAAGGGTATGTGTTTAAGAAAAGTCACTCTGTGGCCTATAGCCATCTAGTAGTGGTACACATGAATCTACTAGATAGGGCGTCTAACCAGGGTAATTGACCTGCGTTTGCTGCGTTTTGCAGCTATTTCCTTTAGGCTGATATTAGGACCAACTACTATAGTCACGTCCTTACTGTTCATGGTTTTAATACAAAACTTGAATTCAGCCCAATCTGCTTTTAAAAATACATTAATGGGGATCATGCGATTTGATTCCCACCACCATTGTTCGCCTAGACTAAGATAACGTAGTTTTTGATCTTGGTTGCGTAAGCTACCAAAATCATAAATTGTTGTGATCTGCTCATCGGAATTCTGTATGATTCCGATATATTCGTCACCTCCATAGCGAAGATAGGTAATAAAAGGGTATTGGTTTAAGAGCTCTTTGATTTCTTCCACTTTGCGGTAAATATAAAAATAATGATCACAATCCAAACATATTTATATCCAGTTACGGTAGTGGCCGAATTTTGGGACCCTACTATCTTTACTACAAGGAATCGTGAAGTGTACGCTCACCCCATCGTAATTTACCAAGGCATTGACAATCCAATTCAAGTACGTGTACGTAATCAGGACCAAAAGTCTGTTGACATGACCGGGCGTATTATGCAGGTTGATATACAAAATCCCGACAACCAATGGACTGAACATAGTTTCGGTGTTGCTTTTGCTAATAGACAACGGGGTTGGGGTACATTTACCATACCCAAAGACATAGTAGATGGTCTTAAACAACGCACCTATAAGTTGACCTTTCGTGCAATTAACGAAGCAACAAATCAAGAGCAGCCCATGTTCATTGACGACAATTGTGGTGTGCCCTTGGATTTAATAGTTAAACCCGCATATTATTCAGATATGCCACCACAAGAGAACGAAACATCAGACTTTTTAACCATCGACGGCGGAACTACACCATGACATTAGAATCACAATCCCTAAATCTCGCAGCTAGACAAATTCTATTAAAACGTCTTAGCACCTCCCAGGCTCTAGCCTACACTGGGCCATTAGGCGAAGTTATTGTTGATACAAACTTAAAATTATTACGTATTCAAGATGGTGTAACTCCTGGTGGTTTTGTTATGGCTACTTCTGCAAACATTGCATATTTGCAGAACCAAATTAATAGCATTTTGAATAATATAGATCCTTCTGCGTTAGACAGTTTATCAGAAGTAGTTGCTAATGTCAACGCTTTGTTAGCTAATAATGTTGAATCTCAGTTGGTTAATTCTGGGTTTTATGCTAATCTAAGTGCCACAGGAAACCTTACCATTGATGGCAGTTTATTACCTAAAACCCATGTTGCCCAAGACTTAGGATCCCCGACTCAGGCCTGGCGTGATTTATATCTAAGCAATGCAACTGCATACTTTGGTACGGCTGCTGTCACGGTTACTAATAACGGACTAACTGTAAGTATGGCAGGCAACGTACTTCCTGTAATTGCTAATGTTAGATTTCCTGACGGAACTACACAGCGTACCGCAGTTGATATGGCTATATTAGCTAATATCTATACTTTACTGACACCAAACGTAAGTGCCAATCTTACTACTATACATGCAGATGTAACAAATGCCACAAGTTATTTTGGCAATTTAACAGATGCTGCGGTGTCGACATTACAAGCTAATTTGCAGAGTCAAATAGATTATATTAAAACTAACATTGATCCTGCTGCTCTTGACAGTTTATCGGAAATAGTTGCAGCGTTCCAAGGCGTTGATGCCAACGTTATTGCAAATATATCAACTATACAGACTCGAGTCGGTAATTTAGAATCTAGCAGTGATAGACTAGTTAACGGCTCAGCCAATCTAATTCTCACCGGTGGGGCTAATCCTTATACAACTTTCCCTGCTGTTTCTACAGGTGAGCAGTTGTTCGTACAAGGTAGCGAAGTAGCTTCTGAGACTGGTAACTTAGCACTAACATCACGGGGTGACCTATATGTAATTTCCAATGGTGAAGGCGTAGGAGGTGGCTCATTTCTATGGAAGTTTAATGCTCAAGGTGGCATTGTTTTACCTAACTCTGCTGTTATTAAAGATTCTTCTACCAACACTATAGCGTTTGGTCGTAATGCGGGTGCTGCCAATCAAGGAAATCTTACTGTTGCGCTGGGCGACCAAGCAGGAGAAAATAATCAAGGTAATCAAGCTACTGCGGTAGGAAGTGGGGCTGGAAATTATAATCAAAGTTCTGGTACAGTTGCTATAGGATCACTGGCGGGTAGCTTAAATCAAGGGTTAAGAGCAACTGCTATAGGATCATTAGCAGGAGCATCAAATCAAGGCGAATATGCTGTTGCTATAGGAAATTTTGCAGGTGGCACTGATCAACCTAATAATAGTATTATGATCAACGCCAGTGGGTCGGCATTAAACGGTACTGAAGTTGGCTTATATATTAATCCTATTAGAGAAGATTCGGCGAATATTGCTAAAGCAGTTTACTATAATACTGTCACAAAAGAAGTAACCTACGCTAATCCAACAGGTGGCGCAAGTCTTGGCAATTTGGCTGTTGCGGGATCTAGGATCTATAACACAGATGGTAATATAGAACTCACTGCCAATGATGGTGTTGTCTCACAAACCTGGCGTTTTGATCCCGATGGCGGCATACGCACACCTAATGAGTTATTAACCATTGGTGGTTACACTATTCTAACCAACAATAACAATGAGCTAGATCTAAGTAATAGTTCTGATATAACCATACGCAGTAATGTAGGTGGTGTGGCTCTTGGTGCTAATTGGGGCAGTAGCCAAGCTGAATGGCGGTTTGAGGCTGATGGTAATCTAACACTACCACAAACTGCAATGGATGTCAGTCCTGCTCCTGTAATTTCGACTGGTATACGATTCACTGATGGCACTCTCCAAATCACAGCATTTACAGGTTCCTCTGCCAAGGTTGACATTGTAAATACCAATGGCTTAACTACAACATACTATCCCACTTTTGTTGAAGCAACAACAAACGCACAAGAAATGCGTGCCGATGTGGACCTAACTTATCGCACAGATGATAATTTATTAAGATCTGGCAACATACAAGTTGGGCATAACATTTATGGGTCATACCGTAGCGGGTTATCTAACGCCATAGAATTTAGACCAAACATAGACATTGACAAGAGATTTTTATTTACAGTAGATTCTAGTGGTGGTACTTATGTGCGGTCCAGTATGGAAATGCCCAGTGCTGAAGTAGATAAAGCAGTGACTTTAGCGTTCCCACACCTTAACAGTAATGCTGGATACATCTATGTTCAAGGTGCCGACACTTCTGGCACTGAATTTAACGATGCCTTCAACATCATGATGAACAGTGGCAATGTTAAGATTTCGGCACTAAGCGGTGGTGGGAATAAAGTATGGAATTTTACAACGTCGGGCCAACTAATTTACCCAGACGCAACAGTACAGACTACAGCATTTACTGGAACTGCTACTCCAAACAATATAATTAATACCCATGGTGGTATTGATACAATTATTGTAGGCAGTACACAGGCTGTATTTGGGTCTTTGTCTGTGAGGGTTACTAATGCTTCCAATACCTTAGGCGTAGAAGTACAGTACTCGGATGCAAATACTGCAACTATTAGTGCATTTAGGTCACATCCCAATACCACCAACATTTATGCAGGAACAGTTACCAAATTGGGATCAAACACTGATTGGGATAATTTTGGAAATCTCACCACTGTGGGAGACTCAATGAGCTTTACTGTATCTGATCATAGTTATCATAAGATTTATCGTGTGCTGGTCACAGCAAGAGCTATCCCAGACGGTGGTAGCTCAGTGGGTGATGCCTATTGTGTGATCGAAAAATTAAAGTAGTTTAAGTATTGATTTTCTGACGGTGGTCATGTATAATAATAAAGATGTTGACTGCCGTTCAAGACGCTGTATTACAATTACTGCCCACACGACGACGTCGCAGCCCTAGCGGCTGGACAAGTTTTAACGCAGTCTGCTGCCATCATCGTGGCGAAACCGCAGACACTCGAGGACGTGGTGGCTTAATGACTAATCCAGATGGCGGGTTTAGTTATCATTGTTTCAATTGTAATTTTAAGATATCCTATCGCCCGGGTTGGCATTTGGGCTACCGGTTTAGGCGTTGGTTGACTTGGTTTGGAGCAGATGATAACTTAGTACAACGATTGGTCATCGAAGCAGTCAGGGTCAAGGATCTAGTAGGCGAAGTCAAAGAGCAGCCTGAAGCAGTTGAAGTCACATTTCGGCCACGAAGTTTACCGGATGATGTTAGATTAGTAGATGAAGATCCTGTTGCTGTAGAATACTGTCGTGCAAGAGCTATTGACCTAGATCGGTATCCATTATTAGCGAGTCAACGCACAGACCATAACTTGAACAGACGTGTGATCATACCATTTACTTGGCAAGGTAACTTAATTGGATATACCAGTCGTGCTTGGGATCCACAAGTCAAGCCCAAATACTATAGTCAGTATGAGCCCAACTATGTTTACAACATGGATCAACAACAGCCTGATTCTAAATTTGTGATAGTAACAGAAGGACCGTTTGATGCCATGAGCATAGATGGTGTAGCAGTGCTCAGCAATGAATGTTCAGAAACGCAAGCTGATATCATAGACTCTCTTAATAGAGAAATCATTTTAGTGCCAGATCGGGATAGAGCAGGTACTCGATTGATCAACAATGCTTTAGACTATGGTTGGTCTGTGAGTTATCCCGTATGGCATGAAACCTGTAAAGATGTGAACGAAGCAGTGGTGCGCTACGGTAAATTATTTGTGTTAAAATCTGTACTCGATTCCAGAGAAACTGGTAGACTTAAAATTGAACTAAAACGTAAGAGACTATATAGCTAATATGAAAGACTACTCAGTAGACTTACAACGATTATTTTTGGAGATCATGCTCACCGATGCACAAAGTTTTGTGCGGGTGCGTAACATCTACAATGCCGAAAACTTTGATCGAACACTGCGTGAAGCTGCAAAATTTATTGTAGAACATTCAGATCGACATAGAGTATTGCCCACAATTGAGCAAGTTCAAGCGGTGGCTAGTGTACATCTAGCCGCAGTTCCGGGATTAGATGAAGGGCACTTGACATGGTTCCTAGACGAGTTTGAAAGTTTTACTAGAAAACAGGAACTAGAACGTGCTATTCTCAAAGCTGCTGACTTGATTGAAAAAGGTGATTTTAATCCTGTAGAAAAACTAGTCAAAGATGCAGTACAAATTAGCCTAACCAAAGACTTGGGTACCGATTACTGGGCCGATCCCGCTGACCGTATTAATCGTTATTTTAACTCTGGTGGGCAAGTCAGCACAGGGTGGCCACAGCTAGACAAAATCATGTATGGAGGATTCAGCAGGGGTGAACTTAATATCTTTGCTGGTGGTTCAGGTTCGGGTAAGAGCTTGGTTATGATGAACATAGCCCTAAATTGGTTACAGCAAGGACTGCATGGTGTTTACATTACACTAGAGCTTAGTGAAGAGCTAACTAGTCTGCGAACTGATGCCATGTTAAATGACATGAGCACTAAAGAAATTCGCAAAAACATTGATGATGCAGCCTTGAAGATTAGAGTAGCCAGTAAACGAGCTGGCAATTATCGCATTAAGTACTTACCAGCACAAAGTAATATCAATGACATACGCAGTTTTTTGAAAGAGTATCAAATACAAACTGGCAATCGTGTGGATTTTGTAATGATTGATTACTTGGACTTGTTAATGCCAGTTAGTGCCAAAGTAAGCCCCAATGACTTGTTTGTTAAAGACAAGTACGTTAGTGAAGAACTACGTAACCTAAGTAAAGAATTAGGTATGTTAATGATTACTGCTAGTCAGTTGAATAGATCTGCGGTGGAGGAAGTAGAATTTGATCATAGCCATATTAGTGGCGGTATTAGTAAAATTAACACAGCAGATAATGTGTTTGGTATCTTTACTTCAAGAGCCATGCGTGAACGTGGCAAATATCAAATACAGTGTATGAAGTCGCGTAGTAGCACTGGTGTAGGTATGAAAGTAGACTTAGACTACAACGTAGAAACCATGCGTATTGTTGATTCTGGTATTCCGAATTCAGGAGAAAGTCAATATAAAAGTCTTGCAGCCAGCACTATGGAAAAAATCAAATCTACCGCAACTGTTAGAGAAGCCCCAGTGGAATCTGCACCAGTAAAAGGAACTGGAGTAGACTCTACCCGACTAAAACAAATGTTAGCTGGCTTAAAGGGCTCTGCACAATAAATAATAATACCCGGGAGGAAATGTTGCAGAAAAAAACTCGCAGTTTGTTGGCCGAACTTGACTCGCTACGCATTCAAAAAGACAAAGAAAGTTTTGTTGAAAGTCGAGCATCAAGTGTAATACAAGGTGCTATAAACTTACTACAATTTATCCGGGAAAATTACGATGCCGAAACCGCAGGAGAATTAGAGCGCAGATTAGTAAATAGTATACGCTCTGGTGATGGTAGCAAGTTTGCTAGAGGCATACGAAGGATAAAACAATGACAACTGAATTAATGCGTAAGTATTTAGATATACTAAACGAACGAGTAAGTATAGGTCCAGATGGACAGGTCACAGGCGGATTCAAACCTAATATAGATCCTAATGATGCTCTTGCTCCTGCTGCACCACCACCTGCATCTCCGTCTATCCCTAGCCCAACTGATGGTGTCAAAGTGAATAGGTCAACTGGTATGCTTGAGTATCAGGGACGCGAATATGAAATAACTAAAATCATGCCTGACGGCCCGCAACCACGTTTGCCTCCCAATAATGTAAAAGTAAAAGTCGCCTGTGCCGATGTAGGATTTCGTTGTCTGGGTGCGTTTGATGCTGCATTGTACGGTGATCGTGCCTATGTTTATATCCGCCGATAGAAATTTTGCTATTTGGATAAATAAAATTATACGCGAAAGCGTTTTAACTTATTGAGAGGAAAATAAAATGGCCGTATTTGCAAGAACAAGAGGTGGTGCAGCAGCTGGTGAGTTTGTTGGACGCGACCTAGTATTCGTTAAAGTTGCTCTAACTGGTATCCACACTGGTTATACAGCAGTTGATAGCGATTTTGAAAAGACAGTTCGTGCTCTACAAATGTATGGTACAATCACAATCGTTGGTGTACCAGCATCTGGCGTAGCAATGTTTGTCATGGAAGGCATCAGCAACATTGGTACAAACGCAGCTATTGCAGCTAGTATCGATGCTGCTACTGGTGGCACAAGCACAGTAACTCAAGTAGCTGGTCTAGCAGCTAGTTTCTAATTAGTTTCTAACTAATCCAAGCCCGCTAAATGCGGGCTTTTCTTTGGCGAAAATTACAGAAAGGTGTAAATATACTTAATGGCCTAACGTTAGTCTAGGCCTTTTTCTTATACAGGATCTGTA